TTAATCAACTGGATTATTAAAAATATCTTCCAGAGCATCGCTTGCTTTTGCATCGGCAGATTTAATTGCATGAGCATAAATATTGCCAGTTGTTGATACATTAGCATGGCCAAGACGGGAAGAAACGGTTTTGAGATCCACACCTTTTGATATTAAAACTGATGCATTTGTGTGCCTCAATGAATGAAGATGAACTGGTTTTAAATTGTGCTTAATGGTGAATCTTTTTAGATATTTGCTGATAGTGTCCAGATTCATTGGTTCACCATTCCATCTGGTAAATATATAACCAGAATCCTGCCACCGATCACCAACCTTGAGACGTTCTTCAATTTGACAATCTTGATAAGTCCTGAAAAGATCAAAAACAGATTGTGGTAGTTTTAAGCTCCTCATTGATCCAAAAGTTTTTGTATCTCCTTCAAATGTTTTTTCGCCTGGAATATATTTCAATGAGCGGTTAATGGTTACGATGTTATTTTCAAAGTCGAGATCACCCCACTTTAAGCCGCCAATTTCACCACGCCTTAAGCCACTAAAAATAAGCAAATTGAGAGCCAGTTTATATTTTATTGGTTCATCATCCAATAATTTCAATAATTCCATGGTTTCTTTATCATCCATAAATTCAGGGCGTTTCTTCTCATTTTTGGGAAGCTCGACACGTTTTTCAATAACATTAAATGGAATAACGCCCCACCTAACAGCGGTATTCATGATGTTGTTTAATAATCGGTGATAATGAAGGACGGTTTCGATTGAAACTTGTCTGTTTTCACTTGAAGCCGAAAACAGGGTGTAAAAATCCTTTTCCAATGCGCAGGCGATCTTTTGGGCTATATCATGGGTAGTATTACCACCTTTTTTTAATCGCCGTAGAGTGTCGTCATTAATTCCGGCCTTACTTGAAATATCTTTTTGTTTCATTTTCGAAACGATTTCAAGATATTCAGGTGTGACTTTAAATTTTTCCCCGCCCCTTATGCTGGTACTTCCTTTTATTTTCGAATAAAAATCTTGCACCTGTTTAGCCGAAATTTTCCCAATCTTCAGATGGCCCAGTTCTTCTACGATCTTAATTGATAAATCTTGATATCCTTTAATTGTCACTGGAGACAGATCTTTATTTCCGACGTAATCTTTGAACCAGATTTCAACAAAATCAATGAGCTTGATGTTGCTGTCCATGACGTAACCCAGTGAACACTTTTGTTCAAATTCGACGGCTATTTTATTGACTTCCTTGTCAATTTGGTTTTGAGTAAGACCTTCAGGCGGCTTGTAGGTTTGGGTATATCTTATCTTTTTCCCGGTAATATCATAACCACCAGATACTACTATTTTATAAGAGTTGCCTCTTTTTTCTATATTGGCCATTGGTTATTCCTCCGTGTTTGGAGAATCACAATTCTTAGTAGCCGAAATGGCATCAGTAAAAGCTTTGACTTTTAGTGCAAATATCGCACTTTGCCCCCCTTCATTAAATGCATTAACTATTTTTTCAAAATAGGTGTCATCTATTGCTTCTATACGTTCATTTAATTCTTCAGAGAACTTTTTACCTTTTAATATTTCTTCATGAAATTCAAATTTAATATCATCGAGCAATTTTTCAAATTCTTTAACAACAAGAAATTCTTGATAGTTCAAATTATATTTTGGATCATCTTCATCAAATTCTAAATTCAAGTAATCATATAATGAGTCAAAGTCACTTTTGATTTTATAATACTCTTCGTCATCGTAATCCCAACTTAATTCGTCAAAGTCCAGTTTATTTATTTTGCAATATTTTGAAAAGTAAGCCATTTTAATTTCATCCATGAATGTTTTTTTTCTCATGAATTCTATAATGTGATCAACTAGTACATAAAATAACAAATCACTTAAAATCCAGTTGAGACATTCCATTCTAGATTCTAAATTTTTAAAACTCGATTCTTCATTTTTAAATTTGCTAATTTGCTCAATTGACATCTCACTCAAACCTAATTTTTCATTGATTGACTTATTTTCAATGTCGAAACTTCGAACATCACTTTTTCCTAACAAATAATCGGCGGACACTTTGAAATATTCGCACATTCTAAAAAATGCATTAATATCGGGTGTCCTTTTCCCAGAAACATAAAGGCTTATTGATTGCTTGCTTACATCAACATATTCTGATAATTCTCTTTGACTGCGGCCATCTTCTTTAATTAAGTAACTCAATCTTTCTTGGAAAACTCCACCTTCTTTACTTATCACTTCTTTTTCTTCCTGCATATCATTGTTTTCAACGTTTGTATTTTCCACAATTGCACCCTCCATTAATACTCGAAAGTAGTCAAATAAAATAATGACAATCATAAGTTGACATTCATTGCTGATGATGTTATAATTTCAATATGACAACATATGTTATACAAATTATTACACATGACATTATAGTTGTCAACAATAATAATAATTAAGGAGGTGTTATTTTGAATAACAAAGATGTCCGAGAAGAAATTAAGAAATCGAAATTATTTCAATGGCAAGTAGCCGAAGCCATTGGCATTAATGAGAGTGCCTTTTCTCGTAAATTGAGATATGAATTGCCAAAAGAAGAAAAGCAAGAAATATTCTCAGTGATTCAAAAATTGAAAGAAAGGGAGAATTAAAATGATTCCAAGAATGCGGCTTGCCCGCGAAGTAGTCGAAGAACTGAAAAAGCTTGATCCTGGAACATCAGTAACGGAATCGGGGATCAGACGACTTGTTAAGGAGGGGAAACTTAGAAGTGTCAAGGTAGGGAACAAAAGCCTTATCAATCTTGACCAGTGCATTGCATACTTCAATGAACCATTAATCATAATTGAACCAGTGCCAGAAGCAGCAACATCACTTATTAAGTTAGACAGGATGGAACAGTTCAGAAAAAATATTGGTATGAGATAAGAGGTGATGAACTATTCCAGATCCATTTGAATATGTAAAAGAAAATCTTAATATTTTAGATGTTGCAGAAAGATACGGTATTCAGATTAACAGGAGCAAAAAAAGCTTGTGCATCTTCCACGATGAAAAAACACCTTCAATGGGTTTCAAGGGGAAATATTTTAAATGTTTCAGTTGCGGGGCCGGTGGAAGCGTAATAGATCTTACTGAAAAGTTATTCAGTTTGACAGCGATTGAAGCAGTTCAGAAATTGAACATTGACTTCTCTTTAGGTTTGGATCTTAAATCAGATTATGTGGTCGATTCTGAAGAAATACGTCGAATTGAACAAAACAGAAATTTGATCAAAGGTTTTAAAAAGTGGGTTGATGAAACTTATTCCAATTATGCCAGTTTAGCCAGGCTATACGTCGATAATATTAAAAAGTATCAACCAGTGATTGGTGATGAAGAATTTCATCCCAAATATGTGGAAGCGGTTCACAGACTACCGGCGGTAAATTATATACTGGATGTTTTATTTGAAGGCAGCGATCAGGACAAAATATTACTATATAAGGAGTTGACCATAAGGGAGGTGACGGCGGCTAATGAATGAAGTCGATCTAAGGAATTTACAGGAAATTACAGAGAAAAAAAACCACCTATTCGCAGTAGGAGGTTCGGTTGAACCGGGCAACGATTCAATTAATTTATGTGATGATTCTACCACACTTGAGGATTCTTCACAAGAAAAAAAAGAGAAATCCTATGAATGGGAGCCGCCTAAACCCCTTGAAAAGGAACAGATGCTTCCAAATTTTCCCTTGGAGTGTTTACCAGATGATGTTAGGCGGTATGTGGAAGCCGTGGCAGAGAATACAGCAACCCCGGTTGATATGGCATCCGTAGCAAGTTTGGCGGTAATCGCTGGTTCAGTTCAAAAGAAATTCAGAATCAAAGGCAAACCTGATTATTATGAACCGCTGAATATTTACGCTCTAATTATAGCGGATCCTGCTGAGCGCAAAAGCTCGGTTATGCGTGAAATGACCCGCTATACCAAAGGTTATGAACGAGAAGTTAATGGTACGAGGGTTGAAATCATAGACTACCAGACGATCCAATACAATTCATTATGTGGCCAGTTATCAAAAAGCGAAAAAGCCGGTAATATCGAAGAAGCGGTTTCTTTGAAAAAAGAATTGCGAGAACTTGAATCAGATTTGGTCAGGCCATTGAGATTGGTGGCCGACGATGTAACGCCGGAAGCTCTTACAACGCTATTGGCAGAAAATAATGGTGCGTTATCAATTATTTCAGCTGAAGGCGGTTTCTTTGATATTTTGGCTGGACGTTACTCAAATACAGCTTGTATTGATACGGTATTGAAAGCGCATTCGGGAGATGACATACATATTGATCGTAAGGGCAGACCAAAGGAATATATCCGAGATCCAGCTCTAACAATGCTTTTATCGGTTCAAAACGATGTGATCCGGGGAATATTTGAAAATAGCACTTTTAAGGGACGGGGATTAAATGCGAGGTTTTTATACAGCAAGCCGAAATCAATCATAGGGACAAGAAGGTTTGAAACTGAACCGATTCCACAGGAAGTAAAAATCAATTATAAAAAGCTCATCTATGAGTTGCTGGACATACCAACCCCGGCCGATGAAGATATAAAAACTATCACTATTGGTTCTGAAGCATACTCAATGCTGAAGTCATATTTTGAAGCAATCGAAGCCGAACTGGTTGGTAGTCTTGAAGATATGCGAGATTGGGCCGGTAAATTAGTTGGTGCGGCGTTGAGGATTGCAGGGTTATTACATTGTATGACTTTTGGCAATTCAGCAGATCAATATCCAGTTAGTCAAAAAAGAATGATGGATGCCATCACAGTTGCGAATTACTTTATTGATCATGCCAAAGCTTGCTATCGATTAATGGGTGTTGATGAAAATATTCAACATGTAAAACATGTTCTGAAGAAATTGGAACAGAATCCGCAGGCGCAGTATAAAAAACATGACATTTATAAGATGTGCCGAAATTCTCATATAAAAGTAGTTAATGATATTGAACCACTATTGGAAATACTGGTTCTTCATAATTACTTACATGAGGTTTTGCCCTGTGAAGTAGACCGAACGGGACGCAAACCAGCGACAATTTACAAACTAAATCCAGAGTATTTTAAATTTTAAATACCGTGGCATTAATGGCGTAAATGGCGTAATTAAAACTAAATAATAGTTTATACCATTTACGCCATTTAAGCCAAACAATAAAAAATTAAATTTAAAGGAGAAAAAAATAAATGAACATTAGAACAATTAACGCAATTGACGAAATCGGTTTTGATTTGGAAAAAGCCCAGATGATGGTGAGTGAGATCCAGGACAGTTATTTAGATGGTACACCTTGTGATATATCCAACCCAAAGGACAGAGAAGATTTATCATATAAATTATTGTTGGAGTTTCAGCGGTATTCAGTTTATGCCAGTATATTAATGGATTATATGAGCAAGGTGGAAAAGGGCCTTGATGCTTTGACAAAAGATCTAGATAATAACCGGCACGAAACCGACCGACTAACCAAAAATATTGAGAAAAATATCAACGATGCCGCCGATCTGATGGAAGCTATTACCAACGGTGCAGCCGCCGGGGAAATGATCAAAAACAATGCTGAAGTTGCCCATGACTTTTTACAGTCAGCACTCTATGATTTTGCCAATCTTAGCAAAGGCCCGGGTGCCCATGAGCCATCAGAATATGAAATCTGGGAGCAGAAAAATATCCGAAAAGTTGAGGTGGTGCAGTAACAATGGTTAAATTAAGAAAAAAAGCAGTAGTGAAGAATTTTTTATTAAATTCTTCACTAATCGAAAAGAGGATTTATGCTAAGAGTTATTGAAGGAACAAAAAAAGACATCTCACCAGTGGATTATAAAACTATCTACCTTAAGGGCATAATCCGTGCAATAAATCTAAAAGAGCTTGAACCGGATAACAACGAGGCAACCAAGAGGATTATCTTTTATACCATAAAGTATTTTTCAATAGTGGATCTGGAAGGTGCAACCCGGGAGAACTTGGAGGGATTGCTAAGTTTAAATGAGATGCTTTTAGATATGATCTGCGAACTAACTCCAGTGGAGTTGATGACCATCTTTCCAATAAAGAAAACCTATGATGGGGCAAAATTCGAAATGAAAGACTATTTCACAGCCATGGAAGCATTACAGGCACACGGGTTAAATGAGTCGATTCAGGAAAAGGAAACAGCATCTTCCCTATTGTGGGATTATATGAATAACACCGTCATGATGTACCAGGTGTGTTTTATGAGTGTTGTCAGTAAACTTCACAGCATGGAGACCGGCAAGGGACTGATGGAGCAATTCATTGAAGAACAAGGCGTAAAAGTTGGAACATTTAGGAAATATGAAAATGATGGCCAAACCTTCATGGTTGGCGAAGATGGCCGATCAACCCCTGTGAAAAAACGAGTGCCACGTTATTTAAAATTATTGCATTGAGAGGTGTCCATGAATCTATACCGATATACAGACACTGAGTTAAAAAAGTTGCTTAAAACCATGGTGATCTTGTGTGATACCAGGGAGCAGGAAAATACTCACATTACGGGCTATCTTAAAAAGAAGGATGTACCTTACATGTCCAAAGCCCTGAGTTTTGGCGATTATTCCGCAATGGTTCCAGCCAACCCTGAAATGGGCATCGTGAGAGACATCTTCTTTGATCATTCAGTGGTAATTGAGCGCAAGGGATCCTTGGAGGAGCTGTCCGGGAATCTCACCAATGGCCGGGAGCGGTTCAAGGATGAACTAATCCGAGCTAGTAAAGCAGAGTTTCACCTGATGATTGAGGGCAAAAGCTTCAGCGACATCATTAATCACCGGTACACCACCCAATTCAGCGAAAAGGCTTATATGGCTTCACTCTTGTCTTTGCAGAGTGAACACGGCTTTAACTTAGCATTCATTGACCGGAATGACGCTGGTTTATATATTTACTCATTCTTATATTACCATATCAGAAATAAAATTCTAAAGGGGTAGCGCATGAAAAAATATGGTTTTGTTTTTGAAGATAAAGAATATGGTGCAGATGTGCCGTGTATTATAGAAGTTTACGCTAATAGTTTTGATGAGGCTTGCAGAAAAAAGCGTGATTTGCTTTTGTTGGCCGATCGGGCAAAAGAAGAGGGTTACCCTATTTATAAGAAAATCAAACGGTACCGTTGAAAAGCCTTATGTTATCTAAACTACCGGTTGCAAAGCTGATTTTTGGAGCTGAGGATGTTTGAAAATGCAATCCTAAAGTAATCATTGATATGTATGGTTTAACTATTGAGGCTGTACGGCAAAATATAAACAGGGGCGTATATCAAATTAAACCTCTGTTTTAGAGATTGAGTTAAAAAACAAATATCAGTTCCAATGCGGGCTGCAGGAGAAATTGAAATTTTTGAAAAAATTTGAAAATAGGGATCCAACCTGCTATGAGATGGAGCTTGAAAAACTTAGAACATTATTTGAAGCCTTTTAAAAACCCATGAGAATGTAAAATTTTAAGGAGGATGTGAATGACACATGGAGAATTGAGTCAGTTACGACATTTGGGAAATGAGATAAAACAGATCAATAAAAAGATCAAAGAATTAGAAACGATATCCGAGAGGGTAACATCAAATGGATTCGATGGAATGCCACGAGGCAGTGGAATATCTGATAAAGTAGGGAATGGCGCAGTGGGACTTGCTGACTACAAAGCGAGACTTCAAGTGAATAAAGAAAAGTATTGGAACGAGATCAATAGGCTAATGGCTTTCATAGAAACGGTAAATGATAGTGAAACGAGACAGATAATCTCGTTAAAATATATCAATAATTTTACTTTTCAGCAGATCGCTTTTGCCATTGGCAGCTATGACGAGAGTGTGCCAAGGAAGAAATTAAAAATATTTTTAACACAATCCGAAAAATCCGACGAAGAAAAATTATAATGTAATAGGGAAAAGCTTTGGTTCTTTGCGTGGTACTTGTATTTAAAAGTTACTTTTCCTGAAGATTGATATTTTATTGTTGGCAACAGTGTCATTAGTTGAAAAATTTAATCTGTTGGCGTAAATGGCATAATTGGCATTATTTTGAAGCCGCAGAGTTTTAATAAGAAATTAGTATAAATATAGAGAAGAAGGTGTTATATCACAGGCGTGATCATAGCGCCTTCTTAAATGCACATCAGCAATGATGTGTTTTTTAATGCAAAAAAACAAGGAGGGGAAAGTCACATGGTCATGACCTTGTGTTATAAATGCGCTGATGTGATCAGCGAGGATAAGACGCAAACGATAAATAGATTGGATGATGAGCAGAAAATAAAAGAACCATGCTTCATGTGTAGAAAGCCGGGGTTTGATTACATTGTAAGTGATAAGGAGAATACCAATGGCAAAGGATTGGGCCAAGGGATTCTATAATAGCAAAGCATGGAAGGATTGCAAGCGGTCTTACATCCAATCAGTCCATGGTTTATGTGAGAGCTGCTTAGAACAAGACAGGATCACACCCGGTTACATCTTGCATCATGAGGTCTGGCTGACTCCTGACAACGTTAATGATCCAGGTGTTACATTGAACTGGAATAATTTGAAATATGTTTGTCAGCATTGCCATAATTATATCCATATGAGTGGAGATGGGCCAATAGATGAGCGTTATTGTTTCGATGAGAGTGGAAATTTTATTTTAAATGATAATTCAGCACTCCCCCCATTCAAATAATGAAAATTACCAAACAAAAGACCGATGGGGATCCTCCGAAAAATACGCAGGTCAAACACCTGACCCCCTACCTGAAAGGATGTGATAAATATGGCGACTAAGAAAGAATTGACGAAAGATATACGAATCAGCATGGAAGAAGATAGACTTCGAAAAATTTACAGTAGCATAGACGAAGATAATAAAGCGATCATTGATGGCTTAATTCAGAGAGCGGCCTATATGCGGATTACCCTGGAAGATTGGGAGCGTGATATTGACGACAATGGTTTTATTGAAATGTTTACGCAATCAGAAAAAACAGCACCATATGAACGGGAACGTCCGGTGATTCGGCTATACAACACCATGAATAAAAATTATCAGAGTATCATCAAGCAGCTATCCGATTTAGTGCCAAAGTATGAAGTGAAGGTGAAAGATGATGGATTCGAAGCATTCATCAACGCCCGGGATGATTAGATATCCCCCTGATTACGATCCAATTACTGAATATTGGGAGTTAATCGAATCAGGAAAGGAAATTGTCAGCGAGAAGATATATAAAACCTACAAAAAGCTGGCCGCCGATGTCAAGAGTAAATCGCGCTTGTGGTATTACAGCCATGCAAGAGCCAATCATGTACTGGAATTTATTGAAAACTTTTGTCGCCACTCAAAAGGCAAGGAAGGTGGCAAGCCGGTAATTCTTGAATTGTGGGAAAAAGCAATGTTGGCTGCTATATTCGGTTTTATCGATATCGAGGGCAACCGTGAATACCGAGAAGCTATGCTGATTGTTGGTAAGAAAAACGGCAAGTCCCTATTGGCTTCGTGCGTGGGATTATATATGCAGATCGGGGACAGTGAGCCGGGTAGCGAAGTGTATGCGGTTGCCACGATGAAGGATCAGGCCAAAATCGTCTGGATGGAAGCTAAGCGAATGGTCAATAAGTCGCCGGTCCTTAAGAAAAGAATCAGAACGCTGGTCGCTGAGATGGCATCGGATTTTAACGATGGAATCTTTAAACCACTGGCCAGCAATGTTGACAGCCTTGACGGCAAGAACGTTCACGCCGGGCTATTTGACGAAATCCACCAATGGAAAAACGGAAAAGCCCTATATGACATAATTGCGGATGGCACGACGGCCCGAGAACAGCCATTAATTTTCATCACATCGACAGCTGGGACGATCCGAGAAGATATCTATGATCAGAAATACGATGAAGCAACCAGGGTGATCAACGGGTATTTTGATCCTGACGGTTACAGAGATGATCATTTTATCGCATTCATATATGAGTTAGATTCCCGAAAAGAATGGTTAGATCCGGCCTGCTGGAAAAAAGCAAACCCCGGCCTAGGAACGATTAAGAACGAAAAGACGCTGGCCGCCAAAGTTGAAAAGGCAAAAGCTAACTCGATGCTGGTTAAAAACCTTGTCTGCAAGGAATTTAACATTAGGGAAACTTCTTCTGAGTCGTGGCTGAATTTTGATGATCTGAATAATACAGATACCTTTGATATTGCTGAATTAAAGCCCCGGTATGGCATCGGCGGGCTAGATTTATCCTCCACTACTGACTTAACCTGCGCAACGGTGATTTTCAAGGTCTTGGGCGATGATACACTTTACGTCAAGCAAATGTATTGGCTACCTGGTGATTTGCTGGAACAACGGACCAAAGAAGATAAGATACCATACAATATTTGGTACGAGCAAGGTCTATTAAGGGTGAGCGAGGGCAATAAGATCAATTACAAAGATGTGGTGGCGTGGTTTTTGGAAGTTCAGAACGAAATGGACATCTATATTTATAAAATCGGGTATGACAACTGGAACTCACAATACATTGTGGACGAATTGCAACAGTATTTCGGAAAAGACTCAACTGAGGCGGTAATCCAAGGAAAGAAAACAATGTCTTCACCTATGAAAAATTTTGCTGCCGACTTAAAGGCGAAAAAGATCAATTATGATAACCATCCAATACTTAAATGGAATATGGCCAACGCGGCCATTGCTGTTGATAGGAACGATAACATCCAACTGATGAAAACAAGTAATTCACGCCGCCGAATTGATGGTGTGGCTTCATTACTTGACGCGTTCATCGCATTAGAGCGAAATTATGATAACTACATGCATTTAATCTAAAGATTAGTCATCTCGACAAGTGAAAGTCGTTAAACAGGCTAGGAAAATCAGAGAAAGGAGGGGATAATGTGGGAATATTTGACAAATTTAAAAACAGAACGGTAACTGTTTCTCAATATAAAATGATTACCGACAACGGAAACGGATTTTATTCTTATAATGGGAACCTGTATCAATCTGATGTGGTAAGGTCGGCTATCAGGCCTAAAGTCCAAGCAATTGGCAAAACAATCGCAAAACACCTGAGAAATGGTCCTGATGGAATAAAGATAAACCCCGATGTTTACATGCGGTTTCTATTGGAAGAGCCAAACCCGTACATGACCGGGCAGATGCTACAGGAAAAACTGGCCACACAACTTGAACTGAACAACAACGCCTTTGCATATATCAACCGGGACTCTAATGGGTATCCAATGGAAATATACCCGATTTCAGCATCATTCAGTGAAGCGATTCAGAATGATCGGGGTGAGTTGTTTATCAAATTCACACTGAGGACAGGGAAAACAGTAACTTTTCGGTATGCAGATATCATTCACCTAAGAAAAGACTTTAACAACAATGAACTATTTGGTGATTCCCCGGCAGAGGTACTAACCCCACTTATGGAGATTGTCACAACAACTGATCAGGGGATCATAAAAGCTGTCAAAAACTCCAATGTGGTTAAATGGTTATTAAAGTTTACACAGCCACTCCGGCCGGAGGATATGAAGAAGCAAACCCAGGATTTTGTCACCAATTATTTAAGTATTGACAGTGAAACTGTTGGCGCTGCTGCAGTGGATACTAAGGTCGACGCTCAACAGGTAACGCCTAATGATTATGTGCCAAACGCCGCACAGATGGACAGAACTATTCAGCGAATCTACTCATTTTTCAATGTCAATTCTAAAATAGTGCAGGCCTGTTATAACGAGAACGAATGGATCAGTTATTACGAAAGCAGTGTTGAGCCTGTGATCACACAATTAAGCGGCGAGTATAGCCGGAAATTATTTTCAAGGCGTGAACGAGGATTTGGAAATAGGATTCTATTTGAAAGTTCAAACCTATCTTTTGCCAGCATGCAGACCAAATTAAATCTGGTGCAGTATGTTGACCGGGGAATTATGACACCAAATGAAGTGCGGGACATTCTAAGCCTTGCCCCAATAGAAGGCGGTGACGTTCCTATCAGGCGATTAGACACCCGGCCAACAACTGAATGATAGGAGAAAGGGGGTGAAGAAGTGAAAAAAATAAATGTTAAGGGGCCGATAGTATCCAGTGGTGATTCGTGGATCTATGACTGGCTAGGTATTGAATCAACCAGCCCAGGAACAGTTGCAAAAGCAATTGAAGAAGCTATGGGAGATGAACTCGAAGTTGATATCAATTCAGGCGGCGGAGATGTGTTCGCCGGGTCAGAAATATACACAGCATTAAAGTCTTACAAGGGTAATGTAACGATAAGAATTGTAGGACTGGCAGGAAGTGCGGCATCTGTTGTTGCCATGGCAGGAAACAAGGTGATGATGTCGCCGACGGCGCAAATCATGATCCATAACGTGTCTAGTCGAGCCAGTGGTGACCATCGAGATATGGCACATACTGCTGAAATTCTAAAAAATGCCAATGAGACAATTGCCAATGCTTACATGTTAAAAAGCGGATTAAGTCAAAAGGATTTGCTCGACATGATGGAAGCAGAAACATGGTTCACGCCACAAAAGGCGCTGGAGCATCGACTGATTGATGAAATCATGTTTGAAGAAAACCAGTTTGATCTAGTAGCCGGTTATGACTGTGGGATCCTTCCACAATCAGTAATCAATAAAATACGGAATACCATTACCCGGCCGATCAGCAATGATGCGGCTTTTTTAATGCAGCAAAAAGCGGAAGCGCAACTTAAATTTATAAAATTAAAGGAGGTCGAATGATGACCAAAGAAATGTATGCAGAGCAACGGAATGCCCTATTGGGTGAGATTGAAGCGTTGATAGCAGTGGGAAAGATCGAAGAATCCGGAACAAAAATGGCAGAGGTTGAAACCTTAGACAACCAATATGAGCAGGCTAAACTGGCAAATGCAAACCTGCAGGCGCTGAAAGGTGCAGCGCCGGTAATTGATCTAGAAAACAAGTCTATTATTATAACAAGTGGAACACAAATTGATAACACAGGTGGAGGAAACATGATTGATGAAAAACAAATTTACACCAACGCATGGGCGAAGGCAATGCAGGGAGTTGTACTTGATGATAAAGAGCAAAATATCTTTGATACAGTAAATCTTGAATTTAGCAACGCCTATACCCATGATACCGGGAATACATCCGTATTAATCCCCGAAACAGTTGTTGCAGGTATTTGGAGTCGGGCTGCAGAGATGTATCCATTATTGTCAGATGTCAAGAAATTCAATGTAAAAGGTACCTTGACCATGAAGAAACATTCGGCTATTAATGCCGGCGATGCCGCATTTTATGCCGATGGCACTGTAACTACAGACGAACAAAATACTTTCGCAGAAATATCGCTTTCAGGGTGCGAATTGTCCAAAGCTATCACCATTTCATGGAAATTACGGTCCATGGCCATTGCTGAGTTTATCCCATTTATTACCAATGAATTGGGCGAACGTGTAGGTGCTGCTCTGGGATCATCGGTATCGACCGGGAAAGGCCCAACTGCAACGCCTAAGGAACCACAGGGGATTGAAACAGCGTTACTGGCAGAAGGAAGCACGCCACAGGTTGTTTCTTACGATCCAGAAGCGACTACCGCCGATCCTATGAGCTATGAAGATTTTACCCTGGCAATCAGCAAGATTCATTCAAGCTATTTGGCAGGCTGTAATATTTACGCCAACAATGCCACAATCTGGACCCAACTGGCAAATCTGGTGGACGGACAGGGTAGACCTTTATTTATTCCTGACGTGACCGCTGGCGGAGTTGGTCGGATGTTTGGTTTAGTTGTTAAGCCGGATGCCGGCGTCACCAATGGATCTGTAATTATCGGGAACCCAGGATCTGGCTATATCATGAACACCAACGAGCCTATGAGCGTAGCTACAGAAGAACATGTTAAGGCCCGTACTGTTGATTATGCTGCTTACACCATCGTTGATGGCGCGGTACTGGATACAAAAGCTTTTGCGCTGATCCGAAATACCCCCGGCGCCTGATGTGAGGTAGCAAATGAAAGTAAGGGCATTAAAATTATTTAATGACTTACAATCAGGTACTTTGCGGATGCCAGGCGAAGAATTTGAAGTTACTAAGCGAAGGGTGAGCCAATTAAACGCTCATCCTTCAGGTAATTTAGTGGAAGTCATTGAAAAAGAAAAGCCTGAAAAGGTGGTGTAGAACATGGCATTAATAAACGACGTCAAACAATCGTTGAGAATAACCAACACCGCCATGGACGCAGAGATTCAGGATCTGATTGATAGTGCAAAAGCTGATTTGAAATTAAGCGGTGTTCTGGCAACAAAGATAATTGACACGGATATGCTGATAAAAAGGGCTGTGACACTGTACTGCAAGGCTAGTTTTGGTTTAGATAATCCAGATAGCGAGAAATATCAAGCCAGTTATTTAAGCCTTAAAACGCATCTATGCTTGTCTCGGGAATATACGGTGGCAGTCTAATGTGGAAAGATATATGTTATCCGGGTGTTATCTCAGAAACAGAAAATGCACTGGGTGAAAAAATAGAAACAATCACTTATCCAAGTTATGTATTTTGTGACAAGCGATCAGTCACCCGGTCAGAGTTTTACCAGGCGGCGACAACCGATTATAAGCCGGAGATTATCTTGAAGCTTAAAATCATTGATTACGCTGGGCAGAAATATATTAAGTTAAATAACGATTTGTATACGGTAGTCAGAACGTATGAAGCATCATCAGAGGATATAGAAATAACGCTGGAAAGAGGTATAGCACATGGCAATACCTAAGAGTGTCACAAAGATCATTAAAAAAGATGGTAAAAATGAAGTGACCTTTACTTCCAACGTTGACAGGGTTAACTATACGCTAAATGAACTCACACGGGCAGCTCTGCGAGACTCGGGAAAATTTATCGTAAAGATGTTTAAGGACGATTATTACAGTTTTTTTGATAAGCAAACTGGAAGAGTTGGCAAGTATGCTCAATACTGGGTCAGGAAAAAAGAAAATGATCTACAAGTGGGAATCAAGCCCAATGCATTTTATGGTGGATTCCAGGAAAAGGGAACTGAAAAACAACCTGCTCTCGGAATGCTGACTCATGCGGCAGAGGATAATATTGCGGAGATCGTGAGAATACAATCACAGTATCTATCTGCTTTAGAGTCTGAAGCAGAAGCCTTGGCGCTGATTGATGAAGAGGAATATGAAGGTAACGCCGATGAGTAGTCCAACAGTAACATTAATATCAAAAATAGTGAGTATCTTGAGAACCGTTCACAGCGGTTCTTTTTATTTAAAGGCAAGTAATACGGTCCCTTATCCGTATATCACATTTAAAATATCAGAAATTGGGGACAGTATGAAGCTGGAATTGGATTATTGGACAAACTCTAAAGATTCGACATCTCTGGAAACACTTGCTGACAGCATCTATGCAAAGCTTCACAAATATACTGAGACAAACAGCGATCTCAGTATCACGATATATAAAAATGGAAACAGACAGCGTCTTGATGAAGATTCGATTCAACGGATAAATGAAACATATGAGATCCGTTATTATGGAAAGGAAGAATAAATATGAAAGTACGAACTGGTTATAACACCAAAACCATGGAAAACTTGCACACTGGGGCAGGTGCTTATTTTAAGAATTTTACCGTCGGGGTTGATACCTATGAAACGGCCAGAGCTGATGGAAAGCTATTAGGAGCCACGCAAGGCGGTGGTAATTTTAAAGCTGCAGCCGAAATCAGACAAATTGAAATTGACGGTTTGCCGGGAAAAGCAAAGGGTGCAGAACTCATTGAATCGTGGGAAGTTTCTCTGGGGATGACTTTCATTGAAACAACCCCTGCAACACTGGCTTTATCATTAGGTGCTGCTGATATCGACAGCTCCACAAATGGAACCTATAGTATTATCCAGGGTCGAAATGCTTTTAAGGACAGTGACTATATCGATAATATAACCTACATCGGAACAATCACCGGATCTGATGAGCCGATCATTATACAGGTGTTCAACGCCTTAAGTACCGATGGACTTGATATCAAAGTCGAGGACAAAAAAGAAGGGACTATCCCAGTAACTGTATTTGGACATTATGAAGATAGCGGTGACGGATCAATGGATGCACCACCATTTAAAATTTACTATCCAAAAGGCAGCAATGTAGCAACACCGGTTGCATCAGTTGTGGGCGGAACCTTTATAACAAGCCAAACTGTAACGTTAACCTGTGCAACAGTGGGAGCATCAATTCGCTATACGACAAATGGTTTTGAACCGACTGTTGCTGATTCGCTGTATAGCACATCCATTACGGTTGCTGCAGACACGATTATCAAAGCAAAAGCGATTAAAGCCGGATTAGCAGACAGTGCCACCATGACCGAACGCTATATTATTAACATATAAGGGAGATAAAACATGACTATTAGAAAAATGAATACATCAGACTTATTCGATTTTTTAAGACTGGTGAAGAAGATAGGAATTAAGGACGACCTGAAAGCAGTCGTCTCAAAGTTCACAGCAAACAAAGAAGCAACTCAAGCCGAAATCGGTGTTGATGTTGCTTTTGCTATTATGGAGATTTTTGCAGATAAAAAAGCAGAGGAAGAAATATACACATTTCTGTCAAAACCTTTTCAATGCAAACCAGAAGATGTTAAAAACAACGACTTGACTGATACTATTCAGAAAATTACAGAGATTGCAGATATTGCAATGTGGAAATCTTTTTTCAAGAAAGCAACTCAATAGACGTCATTGTCGTTGAAGAGTTGCTTCTTAGAAAATACCACAATATTGATTACATCATGAATATGGAAGTTGAAAACGGGGTCGCATTTATCAAAAAAGCCTTTGAAAAAGAGGATGAAGATAAGATGTGGGCCCGTTATTTAGTTGATTATCAGAACATGAACGAAGATAGCTTCATGACGTTTAATGAGTACAAAGAGTTGCTGACAACACCGCCAATGCCAATTAAGCCATTGCACCAGGCGAAGCGAGAAGCTGAAATCAAGGTAGAACAAATCATAAATCTCACTTTGATGAAAGGAGGAGAATAATGGCATTTGAAATATTTAAACTATTTGGGTCTGTGTTCGTTGATACGTCTTCAGCCAATTCTGAAATGGATATTACCGGATCAAAGGCTGAGGCAATGGCAAAGAAATTTGGCGATGCCGCAGACAAGGCCGGAAAATTAGGAAGTAGCCTAACGAACGCAGGAAGTGCTATGACAAAAGGCATTACTGCACCGGTGGCCGCCATCGCGACGGGGCTCGGGGCATTAATCGCAAAGTCTGTTGGAACGGCCGATGAGATTCAGCGTTTATCAGATGTGTCTGGGATGTCGTCGGAACAATTGCAAAAACTGCAATATGCTGGGTCAGCTCTGGGAGTGGAATTAACAACCATTACCGGGGCGCAGGCAAAGCTAACCAAGTCAATGAGTGCTGCTGTCGACGGAACTGGAACACAAGCCGATGCCTTTTCGACTTTAGGGATATCTGTTCTTGATGCCAATGGGAATATGCGTGATGCTAACACCGTCATGATGGAAGCCTTTGACGCGTTGAACGGCGTGGGCAACGAAACCGAACGGGATGCTTTATCTATGGCAATATTTGGTAAATCAGCCATGGAACTGAACCCGCTGATCAAAGCAGGATCTGCAGGGCTAAAAGAATTGACTGATGAAGCTGAAAAGAACGGCGCTGTCATGAGCGATGAAGCCATTGCAGGTTTGGATCTATTTGGCGATACCATTGACGCAATTAAGCTGTCGATCATGGGAACTGTTGGAACTATGGCCGCTCAATTTGTCCCTGCCTTGCAATCCCTGGCTAAGCTATTTCAAGAGAATGTATTACCAGCAATTGCCGGTTTTACTGAAAAGCTTGGAGGTATGGCAACAAGTTTTATGGAGATGGATCCGCTGTCTCAAAAATTAATCGGTGGTCTTGTGGGGATTACTGTTGCCGCCGGGCCACTGCTGATAGTGGGCGGTAAAATTGCAACTGGGATATCATCAATCATGACGGTATTCCAGGGACTGGCTCCAGTGATCGCCGGTGCTACAGCAGAAACAACAGGTATGGGTACTGTGCTGGGAGCCCTTACGGGGCCGATAGGGATAACTATTGCTGCTATTGCCGCCATTGGCGCGATAATCGCCGGGGCCTGGCAGAATAGCGAAACATTTAGAACGTCGATTAGTGAATCGTTCGAGACAATAAAAAATACCGTCACGGGTGCATTCAATCAGATCGGGATGGCGATGGGACCGGCGATAGAATCATTTCTTGGATTTTCGGCAAATATAAATCCAATACTTAAGGAAATTGGTGATTTTCTAGGGATATATGTGGTTCCCTTGGTCACTCAATTTATTGTCACATTTATACAAGGATTTTCAGCAATCATTACAGCAATTGCGCCATTCATTGCAGCGATCGGCAATTTGTTATCATTTATTGGTAATTTTATAGGGCTTGTATTTGCTTTATTTACAGGTGATTGGTCAACCGCCTGGACATTCGCCCAAAACATGGCTAAGAACGCATGCGATTTTATCGGGAATGTTTTTCTGGGTTTAGGCAACTGGATAAACTTGATATTTACGGGAATTACAATGTTTTTGCAGGGAGTTTGGCAGGGCATTTATGACAACACGGTTGGAAAAGTAATTGAAATGGCAATGACCGTTGCGGCGATGTTTGAAGAAATTAGAGTTGGCGCACAAACAAAGTTTGAAGAAATTAAGCAAAATATCATAACGGCGGTTCAAGAATTGCCCGGAAGATTATATCAAGCAGCGCGGGATATGTTAAGCGAAATGGTCAGAGGGATTCAGGAAACGGCAATGTGTATGGTGCTGTAACTGGGTTAGTTGGCGATGTAATCCAAAAGTTTAAAGAAGGTTTCGGGATTGCATCTCCATCGAAAGAATTATTCAGTATTGGTAAATTTTTAATGCAAGGTTTAATTAATGGCCTTAATGGTGATAACTTAATGTCTTTCATCAATAGTATGGTTGAAGATATTAAAGCGAAATTCGCCGGTGGGAGTTTTAATCTGAAAGCAGCCATTGACTTTGTTGGTACCGGAGCTGCAGAGTTCTTTAAATCCATCGGAATCGGTGGAATGACCGGAGGATCATTACCAGTAGATGGTTCGATAAGTAGTTACTTTGGTTATCGTGATGATGTTGGTGACGTTGGAACTTCGAACCACATGGGCGTTGATATTGCAGCAGCAGAAGGAACACCGATTTATGCAGCAGAGGGTGGTACCGTATCGGAATCAACAGGATCTGGTTATGGGAATTTGATAGTTATAGATAACGGGTCAGGATTGCAAGAATACTATGGCCACATGTCGGCTTTTAATGTAGCTGACGGTGCGACGGTCAATAAGGGCGATCTCATCGGTTATGTTGGTTCAACCGGTAATTCAACCGGCCCGCATCTCCATTTTGGGGTTATGCAAAATGGGGAGTGGGTTGACCCATTGCAATATTATGGATTTGCCGTCGGTTCACGGTATATCCCACGCGACATGTTCGCTAAGTTGCACAAGGGAGAAATGGTTGTTCCTGAATCTGAAAATCCTTACGCAAATAGCGGCGGAAGCATCACAGGTGGATTGCAAGCAGAAATAAAACAACCGGCGGTCATTAATCTGGTGCTGCAGAACGGCACGAAATTAGCGGAATATCTAATTGACGACATAAACAATTTACTCGGTAAGAAAACAGGATTAGCAGGAAGGGGGATGGCGATATGATGGCAGATGTAAAAATCGGCGAAAAGTGGATGAAGAGTGAATTTGATTTTATCCTTAGCAGCAAATCAATTTCAACACCTGAACCAAATTTTGTGTTTATTGAAATACCAGGGACATCAGATGTGATTGATCTTAGCGAGTCTGTTTCAGGTGATGTTGAGTACAAGCAAAGAAAAATTTCAATTGTATTTGAAACGAAGCTTTGGGCGAATGCATATCATTCAATCTACTCAAAATTAGCAAACTATATTCAAGGTAGAAAATTAAAAATTGTATTTAATAAAGATCCTGGATATTATTGGATCGGACGCTTGGCGATTGCTGACGTTAAACAACATAACTCTGGGCAGACAATTACGTTAACGGCAACTGTTGATCCCTATAAATACGAAACTCAGTCATCGCTGGAACCATGGGAGTGGGATTCATTCTCGTTCGAGGATGGGATTATCCGGGATTATTTTGATATTGCAGTACCTGGATCATTAACCATCATCGGTCGCCGTAAACGGGTGTGCCCGATGTTCATTTGTTCGAATGCGATGACTGTTACCTATCTTGGGAATACCTACAATCTAGTCACAGGGCAAAATACAATACCGGATATATTTCTTGGAGAAGGCGAGCATGTGCTGACGTTCGGTGGATCCGGAACCGTTGACGTTGATTATCGGGGGGCGAGTTTGTGAACTTTGACTTTCAATATTATTCCGAAACACAGGGTGGATTGTTTAAGTGTTTATGAGTTCATAACTGGTAAACAGTAGGTTTTGTTGCAACATCTGTTTGATCGAATATACGATAATGAAAAGCGATGGTAAGAGCTGGAAGTTGGGATACCTGATTATATTATTGATTAATTGGGATAACTATTTTGCTAAAATCAATAAATGAAAAAATCATTACAAGCCATCTCTCAATTGAGGTGGCTCTTTTTTTATTTTTTGAAGTTTTATAATTAGGAATACACCTAGGTATCTTAGAATAGGCTATAGTAGGAAGAAAGTACCCAATAAATGTAAAAAAACTGCTTATTTCCCCTCATATATGAGAGTTTTTAATTAATTTTTGCTTGCTTTTAAGAACATGTGGGTATAATATACTAAAAGTATACCCTTATGGGTAAAGGTAAGGCTTGTTTAGATGTAAGGAGGTGTTTAATATGATTTTTCAGAATTCAATTGTGAATATCTCTTTTCCGAGGGTTGAGAATTTGAAAAAAATATACTTTCTCAATGATGAAATATTAAAGAGAGAATTTGATGAACCGACTGTTTTACCTGTGCCAGATGATGCTCCGTCTGAAATACCTAGAATAGTAACAACTTCAAGTGGTGGCCATTCGAAATTAAGTATAAACTCAGAAATGATATCGCTACAAACATATTATACTCACGAATATCAAAATAACTGGGAATTATGCAAGGGATATCTTAATAATAAAATCAATAATTTGTTTGAATTTGCTGACAAATTAACTGAAGGTAATTTTAATTATATTGGATTAATGACGAATGTAATATGGAATAATAGTCCAGACGGCACTAAAGTAATTACCGAAAAGTTATCAAAACTAAAAACAAATAAAGAAATTTATGACGTTGCTTTTAGGTACACATTCATAGAGGATGAAAAGTACTTTGTAAATGCAAACATTCAAAATGTAAGAGTTTTCAATAGTAGCGGTGATGCTCGGATTGCAGGTGAATTATGCAACGATTTATTGAAAGAAAATGTAATTGGAATCAATATTGATGTGAATGACAGATATCAATTTAATAATAACAGAGATTATGTTTCAAACAAGAATGAGTTTGCAAATATCATGCAAATAACGAGTGACTTTTTAAGTTGTGAAATTGAGAATCTTATCAACAAGGGGGAGTACAAAAATGAACGGTTATAATATTTCTTCATCGATTGTAGACCCGGTATATTTGTCAACATTATTCAAAACACAAGAAAAGTATAATGATTCATACAAATTAATTAATGTTGAAGATTTAACGAAACATTTGAGATTTGAAAAGTTGTCGCAAAGTTCAGAAGATAAAATTGTTGTAATATGCAGTACCACAAGAAGAAATAGAATTGAAAATGAGGCTTTTGCTTTATTTGGAACAATGAGAAATGCTTCAGTTAAGGAACGGGAAAGCGTTGAAAAATATATTAAATCTATTTCTAAACCAACAGGATTGAATTTTTTTGATATATGTTAAGTGGTCTTATTGAATTAGCAAATGAAGTGTTCCCCGCAATCTCTCAAGAAGTAACCGATGGCGCAAAAATAGCAATGGAACAATTCAATAAAAACGGTAAGAAGTTAAATTTTACAACAAATAATTCTTTAGAACAGCTTTCTCAGGGTGATGTTATAACAAATGTAGGTTTTTGTTATTATGATGATTACGGGAATCAATTTACTTTCAAGTCCAACGGAATGGTTCTTTCGACATCCTGCCACATTGACCAAAAGGAAAAATTATTAATTTGTCCGGTTTTCTCACAAAGTGAATTTTGTGGAAATAATCAAGAACTTCAAAGTAATAGAATATTCCAATATATGTATTTACATAGCCAGAATAATTTGACTATGGGTCACTATGCGGATTTTTCGATAGTTAATACTTTTAATAAACAGTTAATTTTCAACGGTATCGAAAATAAAAAAATGGGCAGGTTGATATCTTTGAATCAAATTGGATATTATGTATTTATCACAAAGCTGAGCATTTATTTGATGAGAGTTGAAGATTCTGACACACAGAAATACAGAGCCTCTTTTTAAGACTGTGAATTCTGGTCTTTTTAGAGGTTGGCTTATGCTGAGAAACACGTCAAAAGTAAAGCCAATTAAAAATGGCGACAATAGTATTTATATAGTCACAAGATGATTTGCCATAAAAGACGTAACCAACAAACGCTTTGGCTAACAACTGATCCTTAATAAGAATAAGTTATTGGATCATTGACTAAAACAGCAAAGATAAAATTAATTGTGATCACTAATCAAAAAAGAAGATGTACAGATCTAGCATCTTCTTTTTTATATTGACTTTACGACGGAACGGATGTACTATAAAACAAACGTTCTTTTGTGAGGTGGATAAATGGAGCGAGTAATTTTGCATTCAGATATGAACAGTTTCTATGCAAGTGTAGAGTGCCTTTATAATCCAGAGATAAGGGATAAGCCTGTGGCGGTTGGCGGCAATCCGGAAAAACGCCATGGGATTATTCTGGCCAAGAATGATAAAGCCAAAAAAGCTGGCGTAAAGACTGGTGAAACTTTAGGACAAGCGTTGGGAAAATGCCCGAACCTTGTTATTGTACGCCCGAACTTTGAACGCTACTTGCGTTATTCCAAATTATCAAGGGAAATATATAACCGATACTCCGATCAGGTTGAGCCTTTTGGCCTTGACGAAAGTTGGATCGATGTAACGCATAGTGTAAAAATTCATGGAAACGGTCAAGTAATAGCTCAAAAGATTAGCCATGCAATTAAGGATGAATTGGGTGTTACTGTTTCTATTGGCGTTTCATGGAATAAGATCTTTGCAAAGTATGGATCGGATTATAAAAAACCAGATGCAATCACAATAATTACAAGAGACAATTATAAACAGATTGTTTGGGAACAGGATGTAGGGGATCTCCTTTATGTGGGACGATCCACAAAAAATAAGTTAACAAAATACGGAATTTATACCATTGGGCAATTAGCAAAGAGTAACCTGGACTTTCTGGTTCAAGTATTTGGAAAAATGGGCGTAGTATTATGGCGATTTGCCAATGGCCTTGACGATAGCCCGGTTAAAAGCTTTGATGAGCACTATAATGGAAACGAACGATTAATAAAAAGCATCGGCAACAGCATTACCACACCGAGGGACCTAAAGAATCTGAAAGATGTAAAGATCATCATTTATATGCTAACTGAGAGTGTAGCCATGCGCTTAAGAGAAACCGGCTGTTACTGCCAAACAGTAGCTATTCATGTCCGAAACAAAGAGTTACATAGTTTTACCCGGCAAATGAAGCTTCAGAAACCATCGGATCTCACAAATGAGATTGCCAGAGCAGCCATCGATCTATTTGTAAGAAATTATGATTTTAGTTCAGATATCCGGTCTATGGGGGTGCGGGTGACCGATTTGGTACCGGATTCGACGCCGATTCAATTGGATTTGTTTGGTAATGAAGAGTTGCGGGTGAGGCAGGCTCGACTTGACGATACCGTCGATGGTTTAAGAAAACGCTTTGGTAATCTAGCTGTACGGCGAGCGTTAACCATTGGTGATCAAATGGGAACCTTGGATGCTAAAAAAGATCATGTTATCCATCCGATAGGGTATTTCGGTAATTAATAAAAGCCCACGTGCTTATCACCGCGAACCGCTATTAAACAGTTTTAAAAAAGTCTTTCAATGGGTCCATAATCCAGTACATGTCATCAACACAATCTGACTTCGGATAAATTCAATTCTATCGACTCAATAATCGATGTAATTTTTGATAGGTGTTATGTGTCATCAATGCATCGGTCTATTCGTTTCAAAAATTGGAAGACATTTTTTTGACTCTAAAATCATATCTTTAAAATTGCTAATCTCAGATTCGGAAAAATACAAATTACTAGTCAATCCGTTTTCATTAGCAATCAATTCTTCGTACACATAATACTTTTTATTATTCATAGTAAAAATGAATAAATTTACATTTTCAACTTCAAAATACGTGTAGCTACCTTCTGTTGCACTTCCAGATGTTGTCATTTTATTAAATTTTTCGATAAATGACTCATTGTGGTCAACTGTTACTTGAATAAGTTTATTTTTATAAACATAATCTGCCATAGTTTATCTCCTTTATTTAATTTGCACTATTTCAGTTTTACTATATATTTGTGTAAAATGCAAGTTATTTGAACAATAATTGTTGGTGAATTTTATTCATCAATAGGGGTATAACATTATTATGAGGATAAAAATAACAAGGAGGATTAATTTGTGAGGAAAAGTATTCAAAGATATTTTTATATGTTGGCGGTATTGTCTATGCTGTTTGGAATAGCATCAACTGGGGTTATGGCTAAAGAAGCATCTGCTAACAGCGACTTTACTTTTGGTGGTATAGGTGATGGCATCACCATTACTGGATATAATGGAAATGGCGGAGAAGTAGTGATACCAGAGGCGCTTGGTGCGACCAAAGTTGTCGCCATTGAGCGAGCAGCTTTTTCATATTGCGATGAAATAACCAGTATTATTATTCCCGGTGGCGTGACGTCGATTGGTGAAGAAGCATTTTATCATTGCAACGGATTAACAAATATAGAAATTCCGGATAGTGTGACTTTTATTGATGAATGTGCATTTGAAGACTGCGACAAATTGACCAGTATTACATTGCCGAAAGGTATAACGACTATTAATTCTTATACATTTACTAAATGCAGTGGGCTAACTAGCATTACAATTCCTGATGGCGTTACTTCAATTGGGTGGGCTGCCTTTTCATATTGTACGGGGTTAACAAGTATAGTAATCCCAGAGAGCGTGACTTCTATTAATGGGCTTGTGTTTAAGGATCATAATGAAAGTTTAGTTATTTATGGTGTCGAGGGATCTTATGCTGAAACATATGCACGAGAACAAGGGATACGATTTTTAATTGATGAAAGCTTGAACAAGAAAATTCCTATCATTTCCTATCAGACCCATGTTCAAAATATTGGCTGGCAAGAAGATGTTCTGCAGGGGGGAATGTCTGGAACAGAAGGCATGGGATATAGACTTGAAAGTATCCGCATCAGTTTTGAAGATGATGCTAATTTCGATTTAGGCGTTGCCTATTCCACCCACGTCGAAAACATTGGATGGCAAGCCGAAGTGGCGAACGGGGCCACGGCTGGGACAACGGATCATGGCTTGCGTTTGGAAGCAATTAAAATCAGGCTCACTGGGGCTGATTCTGATAAATTCGACATCTACTATCAGGTCCATGCTCAAAATTTCGGGTGGCTGGATTGGGCTAAGAATGGTGATAGCGCCGGAACCGCAGGCTTTGGGTATCGATTGGAAGCAATCAGAATCTCGATTGTTCCTAAAGGATATCTGGCACCAGGTGCAACGACTAGACCATTTGTTCAAAATTAGGTAAAGGGGAAGCAGTAGATCCGTAAGACCGGTTTAATCGCCGGTCTATTTTTTAGTTTTCACACAAGGCTTTCCTTTGCATGGTGATAGTCATGATGTGATCGGTCTCAGGACGGCCGCCGGTACTTTCTCTGATTTTTCCAATAAAGGTCTTGGCCTTCGATAAATCCATACCCAGCCATTCTTTTAAACCAATCCGTGTAGTTGTCCTTCACCTCCAAAAATTCACGCAGTTCTCGAACGATTACTTCCAGTTCTTCATTTTTGTTACAGAAAACTATCACATTCTCAATACTTCTTTGTAAGCATCAGCAAACTTTAAGGTCACTTTCCTCTTATTCAGAGCTGCATGAAGTATAATTTCGAATTTTTCATTCATGACTTCTTCAATTTCTTGCAATCCCGCAAAAATTTCATGAATTTTATTCTACGTAAAAAAGCATTATTTTCATTTGATACTTTCTTAATAAAATTGATGTGGCTCACAGTTATTAAATGCGATATAATGGTTAGAAAATTGAGGTTTGCTACTAAAAAATTCTTCAGTACTGGGATTAATTTAAATTCTCTGGCCAAAGAAAATCGAAAGATTTTTCTTGATTTTCGTACAAAAATAATAGGTGGTATTTATGAAAACAATTAAATTAAAAGAAAAAATGTACACCTCTAATAAAATTGAAGAAAAATTGACCGAAGCGGTTAAAGTATTTAAAGACACTGAGGGTGGGAAAAAAGCGAAAAAGTGTTATTGCGCCGGTTATTTGGCTTTTATGAAGGATTTTCTTGATTTTTCAGATGAAGAATACGCTAGATTATATGAAAAATATGTGAACGGCAAGGAATATGTAAAATATGTTACATGTGAAACGTGCGGCAAAGAACAAATGGAATATAAGTGGCAAATTTTCAAAAATGGAGAAGATCACATCGCTTGTGTTTGCGGTGCTTGTGGGGCATTCAATGATTACGCTCCAAAGGTAGAACCTTTTGTAAATCTTGTTTATGGAAAGTATGCGAAGAACACTCCTAAATCGGAGAAGTGTAAAAAATGCGGTGATAATAAGATGTTATACAAATGGAGAACATTTACAAACGGTGAAAAGCATATAGCGCAGTTATGCGAATCGTGCGGTGCTTATAATGGTTTTGTACCGAGAGTTGCCCCATATATAGACTTGGCCGAGGGTGATTGGGAGCCGAAGAAAAAAGCAATTAAAGGTTAAATAATTAGAACTTGATTGAATAATGGCATCTCATCAAAGATCAGTCTGGGCAAAGAAATTTATTGCCGTACGAAAGAAGCATACTGGCTTTACAGATGGAGGACGAGATTAAGGCGATGGCGAAGGAGAATCAAAAAGCAAGTGGCGAAAATTTTGGAAAGGGTACGCAGAAATCTGCGGAACCTATCAAGCAAACCGATACCCGCAAAGAAATTGCCAAACTAGCCGGGGTGTCGCATATCGAAAATAATATGAAAGTGGTAAAATAAAGTGAAACGAGAAGTAATCAACAACATTGCAGTAAAAAATATTGGATTAATCAACATAAATTACAAAGAGGATGTCCAATTAAAACTAATAAGATCAATTGCAGATGAAATAATGTATTTTGATAATGATGATTTATTTGATACGTTAGAATATATCAGAGATTGCGATACAGTACACATATTGTCTTTTTCATTTATTCACGATGAACCAATATATGCATTAAATTATAGAAGCGCATTAAATGAAAAAGGGGTTACAATAATCAGTTTAATGGAAAAGGAAGTAATTAATGAATCATTAAATGCGCAAATTTTTCACCTGTCAATCACAGCCTATCAGGCTTCGAAATTTATTATGGCAAATCGTGTGAACAATAAAGATGGATGATGGGAAAAATCTTTTGATCAAAAATGTAAAAAAAGTGACAGGCGATAGGTTGTCAAAAAAAAACTACCACCATATTTTCTTCAAATTACGGAAGAAACATCGGCGAAAAATTGCGCCAATATTGACACTACCCAAAATTGGGGGATGACATTAACCATTGAAAAATCAAGGGGTAAAACACCGGCTTAATTTATCGCCGATCTGGTAGCGGAATTTTCCGCCGCCAAATAGAACGGATTTTTCCGCTGTACCGGGTGTGCTCAAAATTGGGCAGCCTCCAAATATGGGTTTTGATGGGTGTCCTCAAAATTGAGGAGTCCTCATAACTCAAATCTGAGACGTGACCAGGACACGGATATTTTACCGGTTCCACGGTTTACCCTTAAAGTTCAGGGGGATCAGGGTCGAAAATCCGGCTATGACATGATGATAACCACCGTCGAAAATTCGACACTGTTATTGCCATGAAATAACCCTCTGACAGCCTCATACAGCGGTTTTTTTATTGTGCGGGTCTTGTGTTAATACCTGTGGAAATAATGCCGGTTGGTGGTAAAACAATATATACCCCGGTTTGGCGCACACAAATTATAACGTGGTCTGGTATCAACATTAATTACGGCACCAAATACGGCTGACAGAAGTGACCATATTTTCAGATCTGAATAATCTCCTATCCCGACGCCAGGGTCTGAGCCGGGATAGAATCTCCACATCTCACCCCACAATTTTACCGTGCAAAACCGGATGCCACCAAAGTATTGGAACCGGAAAACGCCACCACGATGACGGAAGAAATTTGCGCAGATGTTTCAACCCGAAAACTCTACATTACCTTCGACTGCATTTGCGATTTTTTAAAACTTGATCTTTCGAGAGTTAATTTTTGATATTAATCAACTCACTTTTAGTTTCATATATTTCATTTTTAAATTTCTTAAAATTCTTCTTCAAATTCTGAACAGCATTAGTCCATTTGGATATGCCAAGCGATCCATTCTTGGGATTGACCCTATTTTTTTTGTAAATTTGAATTTCGGTTTTCGAATTTTAGCCTTCTTCCAGCACCATAGGTTTTTACCTTACCTGTCAATATTGATTATCGTAATTAGTTGTGATATGCTAAGTCTAATTAATTAGACTTAGTATTACGGAAGGAGTTTAAATATTATGAGCCATAAATATTTGAAGGTGGAAAAGTTCAAAGAAAATCAGCTTTCAATTAGAGAAAAAAAACTTTGTTGGCAAAAGATAAGTGAACTTGATTTAAAAAGGAAAATTCGTAGTGACGCAGTTTTGATGGTGGGGATTACTGTTTCTTTGGATGAAAATTTATTGAAAAAAATAACATTGAAAGACAGAGAAAAATTTTATCGAGATTGCGTTGATTTCTTCAACGAAAGGTATGGAGAATATAATTATATACAATGCAAATCAAGGGTAAAAGAGGTATTTAGACCTAATCCCAGTGATCCCGAAAGAAGGGAGCACCGATATCCGTATATGCAGTATCAATTTGTGCCAATCACAGAAGGACGGTTATCTGCTGGGGCGCTCATTAAGCGAGGGGAATTAATTAAGCTGCACGAAGATTTTGATAGGGAAATTGGCTCAAAATGGGGTTTGAAGCGGTTAAAAGATGAAATGGTGGAGCTAGAGAAGCTAAGACAGGAAAACGCAAATTTAAGACAAGAAAACGCTAATATAACATCTCAAATTGAAGAATCAGATTCAAAACTAAATAGTGAATTGAAAAATACTCAAATTTTGCTCTCACAGGCACAAATTCGGATTAAAGATATAGAATGGGTATTGGAGCAGGATTTAGGGTTAAAATACGAAGAGTTGTCGAATATTGGGGGAGAAAGATTATGCCTAAAATTCTTGGTTCAAATGTTACCCGTTGAATTTAAAAAAAATTTAGACTCTAATATGAAAAATATGCTTAGAAAGTTGAGGATAGTAGATTTAAAATGAAAGTGAAAACAAACCGCTGAAGGGTATAAGTAGGATCTTAAGATCTATGCGGATAGTGGGACGGATCAGGAGCCAGTAATCAATTAGAGTCAGAAACGGCTCTTTTTTTATTGTTTAAGTTTAAAATAATCCATTGAATTATTGATTTGTAGAAGATAGAATTATCCCCAAAAAGGAATGGTGGGTATTTCTGATGAATGAAATAGGAAGTGCTAGAGCAGCGGCAAATGAACAGCTATTAATTTTGATGAACGAATTGACAAAAGAGGACTATTACCGAGTTTTTAATTATGCAAAAAAACTTAGAAACCAACAAAGAATTGATTCAGGGCGGGCTCATGATGTTCCGATGTCTGAAGATCCGCAGTATAATTATTTGAGCATTTTAAGTCCGGCAGCAAAAGAACTTGTTTTCCAAGTGATAAAAGAGGATAATCTCAATTTGTACCATTCAGCAGCAGCATACATTTCCAACAGAATTCAATTGGAATCAGACGAAATTTTAGAGAGTTATTATAAAAAGTATTCGCCAAAAAGAAAATATGTACTTGAAAACAAAGAGTTGATCAGGGAAATAATCACTAAAGTTCACATAAAAGTAAGAAACAAAAATTTTTAATAGGCTGAAGGTTTTTATTTACGCCATTTATACCATTTACGCCAGTGTTTTGGGATTTGAAATTTAACCCACGACCTGGGGACTATTTGGGGACTGTTTTTTTGAAAGTTAAAAATTTTTGTGATTTTTATGGATTAAACGAGATGAAAATTATTTAAAAATGGCATATTATAGGGATTTGCGAATTGTGTAAATGCATGTAAAAGTAAAGATAGCAATTCGTAATCAGTAGGTCGGGGGTTCGATTCCCCCCGCTAGCTCCAGTAAATGAATATTATTTTCTTAAAGGATGGCTTTTATTGCCATTCTTTTTTTAGTTCAAGAATAAGTTGGTTATTTCGACGGCGTTCAACTCAGAAAATGGTTAGATTTGATAAATATGGGTACATAAATTAATAAAGTGTTTTTCTGACTGAATTCCTAAGTGAATATTTCGGTTGAAAAAACCAGCCTGTCCGGAGATTCGTGCCACCGGGTCCGGACAGTGGTTTCAAACGTTTCGGCATGGTGCGAATTGGCTATTTAAGTGTTTTGAGCGTCGATCCCGTAGATTTCCCGCATGGAGCGGTCGTGATCCTTATCAATATACTGAATTTCGATGCTGTGTGAATTATGAACAATCCGATCAAGTATGGCATCGGCGACAGTTGCTTCAGGAAATTTGCTGTACCAGCCGAGTGGAGCAAACTGGGAGCAGAAAATCGTGGAAACCTTTTTATGACGGGCGTGGATAATCTCCAGTAAGTCCCGGGCTTCCGTTTCAGTCAGTTTGATCAGCAACCATTCATCGAGGATCAGGAGGGTGTATTTCTGATAGTGTCTGATCGTTTCTTTGAACTTGCCCTCACCCCGGGCTACCGCCAGTTCGGCCAGTAGTTCCGGCAGACGGATGTATTTTGTGGCGTAATAGTGTTTGCAGGCTTCCATTCCCAGCGAACAGGCAATGTAGGACTTACCGGTACCCGTTGCACCGGCAATAATAATATTGTGTGCTTCCCGGATGTATTCACAGGTCGACAGGCGTTCAATCAGCTTTTTATTGAGCTTTCGACCTGCCTGATAATTGATGTCATTCACATTTGCCTGGGACTGATCAAAACCAGCCTTTCT